ACCGGACGGCGGGGGTAATGCTCAAAAGCCCCCGCCGATTCGCTGACGGGTAAAGGGCGGTTCGATCCCGCCCACCATTGCATGAGGGCGAAACAAGACAGGGCAATGGTCCTGAAAGAAAGGAAAGCAACATGGGATACACCAATTTCCCCCACGGCATCACGAGCTTCGGGGTTCCGATTCATGGCGCTGGACAGGACATCAGCGGAAGCACCTACTTTGTTGACAACAACAGCGGAAGCGACAGCAATGACGGGAGTTCCTTCGAGCGTGCCTTCAAGACTCTCGCCAAGGCAGTCGCCGTCAGTAACGTTGACATTGCGCGTGGTTCCGACAGGTGGGCGCGGCGCAACACGATTTACTACTGTGCCGATACGGAAACCGCAGACCTCGTTGCGTTTCCGAACAAGTGCGATGTGATCGGCGTCGGTTCCTACGATGCGAACACGAAACCGGGGATCACGGGTAACCACGTTCCGGTGAACGCGGGCAACTACGGAACGCGGTTTTACAATATCTGGTTCAAGGCCCCTGCTGATGCATCACCGATTGTCACGCTTGCGTCAACTTCCAGCGGTATACAGTTCATTAATTGCACGTTCTCCGCTACGGCCACCACGACCATAGGTATTCAGGCGACGGCAAGCCCGTTCCTGAAGGTCATTGGTTGCCGTTTTGAGGGCGCGTTTGTCACTTCCTACATCACCTTCGGCGCAGGCGAGGCGGGCGGTACGGAGATCAAAGACAACCAAATGGTTGACGCTGCTGCGGCTGGCATCATCGTCAATTCGTCCACCACGACCTTATGGCCGTCTGTCATCACTAACAACCTCATCCAGGCGGCTACCCTGTGCCTTGATGAAAACTCTGACCTGTTCTACTTCACGCGGAATGAGTTCATCAGCGCCGCCGCCGTTACTGCCGGTTATGCTGAAGTGCTGGATGTCAACGTGAAGCGTGGCGCGAATAATTACCTTACCGCCGACAACGTTGGCAACGTGCTTTTCCCGGTGGTTGACACCACGACCTAACCCTTAACCCCGACGGGGCGGCGGGTAAACCGCCCCACATTGGGAGGGAAAATGAAGATTGTCGTTACAATGGAACTGCTGGATAAAACGGTCGAAATAGACGGTGTGATGCGGGATGTGTACGGGGTTGCCGCACTACACTGTCATCCGCAATGGCAGGGGCTTGGCCGAGCGATGCTTCATTGGGCGGAAGAATAGGCAAAGAGGGACGGGAAATTCTGCTGTCTCGGCTTCGCCCTTCCCCATACATACGAGAAATTCGACAAGAAGGCTGGATGGTCCGACTGCGGGATGTACGAAGGAAGAGTCGTGACCGCTTCCATTCCCGCCGCGAAGGTGGTTGTGCATGAAAGGTGGTAGCGTTTCGATCATCGGCAAAGGGGCCGGATGGGAGAAGGCTCCGATGGAAGGCGAGAGTTGGGGGATTACGCAACTGTGTTTGCGCCGCCCCGTTTCGCTTGCCATCGACATGAACGTATACGATGACGGGCGATGGGGGGATGAGCAGGCGAGGGAAGCGGACGCGGCAAGACAATACTGTTTGGATCATGCCATTCCCTACATCGACCTTGCAACCTATCCCATCGACGACATCATCGGTCACTTCGGGACGGACTATTTCACCAATACCGTCGATTACGCCCTTGCCCTTGCGATCTATCGCGGCTATCGCGCCATAGACATGTATGGCGTGAATATGGCCACTTTCGGGGAATACGCCTACCAAAAGCCTGGGGTCGAGTTCTGGACCGGGATGGCGATGGGCCGGGGGATCAAGGTAAACGTCCACGGATCTTTGTCGGTGATCCTCAAGTCGAGGGACGGGCTGCTTTACGGCTACGACCGAAGGCAGTTGTGGGCTGAAAAGATGGCGCAGGAGATGAAAAGGCTTGCAGCAGCAGGCTAATGAAAAACGAGGGGGAGGGGGATGAAGCTCAAAAAAACGATATTCACGGTGAACGTGGATAATTTCGCGCCGGAAGTCACGGAAATCACGTTCCCATACATCAAGGCATACGCGCACAAGATCGGCGCGGAGTTCTTTGAAATCACAGCGAGGAAAAACCCGGACAAGCCGCCCGCATATGAGAAGTTCCAGATTTACGATCTCGGCAGGCTGATGCGAAACGACTGGAACATCTTCTTTGATGCGGACACGCTGATCCACCCGGACTATCCCGACATCACGACCCTGTTGAATAAGGATACGGTATGTTTCCACGGGAAGGACTTTGCGCCTATCCGTTGGCGGTATGACGAGCCGTTTCTGAGGGACGGGCGATACATCGGCGGATGCAACTGGTTTGCGGTAGCGTCCGACTGGTGTTTGGATTTGTGGCATCCGCTGGACGTGCCGATGGAATACGCAATAGACCAAATCTTTCCGGCGGTGTTGGAGTCGAAAACCGGGGTCACGCGAGAACATCTTCTGGACGACTATCTCGTAAGCCGGAACATTGCCCGATACGGCTTGAAGCATACCACGGCCATGAAGGTTCTGGAGCCATACGGGATTCAGATCGGATACATCTGGCACGACTACCTGTGCGGCCCGGAAGAGAAAGCGGTGAAGATGAAGGAAGCCCTGAAAAAATGGGGTTTGAAATGTCCGAAACTGGGGGGGGGGTAAGATGCGGTGCATTCGGGATATGGAGACGGTGCAAATCGAGCTGACGAACGCCTGTATCAATCAATGCTCGAATTGCACGAGGTTTGTCGGCCATGTGGAGAAACCGTTTTTCATGCCCGTTGAGCAGGTTGCGGAAGGTGTGGATTCGCTTAAAGGGTTTCTGCACATGATTGGCGTGATGGGCGGGGAGCCGCTTTTGCATCCGCAGTTCTCTGAAATCTGCAAGGTGTTTCGGGAGAAGGTTCCGTTTGAGAAGGCGGGGCTGTGGACCTGCCTGCCGGAAGGGAAGGAGCACTACCGGGAAGAGATATGCAGCACCTTCGGAAACATCTTCATCAACGACCATTCGCGGGATGACATTTACCATTGCCCCGCGCTGGTGGCCGGGGAAGAGGTGTTCAAGGGATTCGAGGATGACCAATGGTACATCTACGACCACTGCTGGCTGCAAAGATGCTGGAGCGCGTCGATCAATCCGAACGGGGCGTTTTTCTGTGAGGTTGCGGCGGCGATGAGCATCCTGTTTGACATCAAGGCGGGATGGGAAGTGAAACCGGGATGGTGGAAACGGGCCGTGAAGGATTACAAGGAACAGATTGAAACCTTCTGTCCGAAGTGCGGAGTGGCGATCCCTCTGGAGAAGAGGCGAAGCACGGACGGAAGGGATGACATATCCAAAGGCAATTACGAACGGCTGAAGGATACCAGCCCGAAGATCAAGGCCGGGAAGTATGTCATTCACGATTTGAGGATTGTTCGGGACAGCAAGCCGCTTGCGGCATACAAGGAGGAAGGATACCGAAAGGACATAGCGGCCAGATACGGGATGTTTCTTGTGCTGAATGACAGCAGGTATCAGACACCCTATTTGAAAAAGAATTGGAGGCGAGGGGATGAGGAAAAAGAAGAGCAAAGCATTGCCTGAAACGGTGTTTGCTTCGGACGCGCAGATTCGGGCCGTCAAGAACGACATTCGCGAATTGGAAACGATGTTGGAGAACGACAAGCGGCTGTTTACCAAAAGCCCGCGCATACAGGATGAAACGGCATTCAAGGCCGAAATCCTGAAAAAGCAGCAGTGGCTTGAACGGCATACCCCGCGGGCATTGAGGGGAGAGGCGGCGAACAAGGCATACAAGGAATACAAGCAGCTTGCCGAAAAACTGAAGGAGAATATGCCGAAGGCGTCGATGTTCTATCAGCGGTATCCGAGGGGGGATGATCCGCACACGAAGCACCAGAAATTTGAAGAGGCGGTGAAGGCGGAAATGGCCCTGCAAAAGAACCCGGAATTGAAACGCGCCATGTTCCGGTTCAACCACCTTGCGGCAAAACTCGACCCATCCAACCCGGAATTGAGAAGCGTTGAAAGGTTAAGGTCGCAAAGATGAGCACAACCAGCATCGAGCAGAATATCCTCTATGCCCTTGGCGAAGGCCAAAATTTAAGCGATACGGCTTTTCTGGCCTATGCCCTAAGATGGGCTAATCGCGCAAAGCGTGAAATTTTCCTGCGATACCGCTTCAAGTCCTTGCGTGTGAAGAGCATTTTTGAAACGACCATCGGCCAGCAGACCTATCAGGGGCCGGACGACTTCGCTGGATTTCTGACCGTCAAGGATGAAACGAACGATGACGTGATCGACCAGATCACCCCGGAAGAGTTTCAGCGCACGGTGGGCGGCACGTTCATTGAGAATGAAGCGTTCACTTCGGATCATGACACCGCCGTTGAGCTTGGCTATCCCGCGATTGTCCAATACACGGAAGTCGTGACCGACGATGAGGATGGAACGACGACCTACACGCGGGACACGGATTACGAGATGGATTACGTCGCCGGAACGATCACGGTTCTTTCCACGGGGTCCATGACCGACGCGACGGAGTATTACATAAACTACACCTACCGGGAAACGGGCAAGCCGTCGCAGTTCTGCTTTGATTACGATGCGACAAATAAGTTGTGGGTGTTCAGGTTCTATCCCGTTCCCGATGGGGCTTACAAGATTTCCCTGCTTTATTCCGCGTTTCCCGCCGATCTATCCTCTTCCGTCGATCCGATATGGAGCCAGTTTGAATATGCATTGGAGTGCGGGGGGATCTATTACGGCGCGATGGAATTGCTTTCCGACGCTCAGAAGAGGAGCGAATTAAGGATGCATTACGAGCAGCAGATTCAGGCGTTGATTCAGCTCGACAATGAATTAAATACGAAACAGCAGACGATTCCGGTGCGGATGAAGAAAACCGATTATTACGGGTGATCCATGCCAAAGAAGATGTTCGGGCCTTTTCTGTATGGGGTTGATTATAGCGCGCCCCCGGCACAGCTTCAGGACACTGCCCTTGCGGACGCGGCTAATGTCATACCGTTGAGCAATTCGCTTTTGACCGGACGGGGCGGGACGGGGAAGATGCACGGAAATAAACTCAACTATCCCGTAAAGTCATTCCATGAATTTCTGAACGGAGATACATCCCTCCTGCTTGCGAATTACGGAAACATTGTCGGCTATCTCGACACGGACACACAGACCATGACACCCCTGTTTACCCTCACGTCCGCTAAAAAAGCGCAGTGGGTGACATTTGGGGAAAAGGCCATCATGATCAACGAGGGATCTGATAATCCGCAGTATATCACAGACACCTCCACCTACGGCGATCTTGCCGGTTCCCCGCCCAAGGGGAAGTCGATTGCGGTATGGTCCAATCGCGTGTGGCTTGGCGGGGATTCGACCGACCTTGCCACCCTGACGGGATGCTGCGTTTCCGACCCTACGGACTGGACGACGAACAGCACCGATGCGGGGATTGTGGAGCAGATCGTGGGCGACGAGGGCGATCCGATCATCGGCATCAGGGGCTATTTCGACTGGCTCATCATCGGCAAGAAAAACACGATGTATAAGCTATACAGTTCAACAAACCCGACTGCCGCAACGAAGTTGAGCATTAAGCCGATATACTGCAAGGGCGGGGATTCGGTCGGGTTCACGTCGCCTTGGGCCATCGAACAGGTGGGGAATGATCTGCTGTTTCTGGACGGTTTCGACATTAAGAGGTTAAGCGGCATACAGGAATACGGGGATGTTGAAACCGCGTCGGTCATTCCCCACTTTCGGGAATATATCGAGTCGGTAGCCGACAAAGACCTTCTCTATTATTCGCACTTCTACCATTACAAGAAAAAACAACAGTTATGGGTGACGATCCCGACATCCGCCACGACGCACCTTGTCTTTGTCTTGGATTACAAATTTATGAAGGATACGGAACGATACGCCGTGTATCCGATGTCGGACATGAACATCGAATGTTTCGGCGGTCGGATGAACGGGTCTATCAGCGACATTTACGCCGGATATTATGACGGCTATGTGCGACAACTGGACATGAACACGAACGACGATTCCGGTGTGGCAATCAAGAGGTATTTTACAATCACCTGTGCGGGTCTTGAACGCGACGATGACGGCGATGTGACCAACCCGGATTGCTACGAGTGGCGGAAGCATTTTCAGCAAATGTCCACCTGCATTCTGCCGACAAAGACAACGCTGACCATGACCCCATCCTATGCCACGGACATCATGGACTCGGAAGAGATCAGGGATTCGACCAATTACACGGACCTGTCCGCCCAGACGGTTTCCTCATGGCCGGGGACGGGATTGAAGCGGAAAGATATACGGCTTCTCGGCGTGTCGGGGAAGGCGTTGGCCGTCAAGTGGACGCATGAAACGCTTGGGGAAAACTTTGTATTTTATCCATCATCTATCTCCTGGGATGTCAAGGAACGGATTGAGATTGTGTGAGGTGAATTATGGCTATTGGATATGATGAATCCGCGCTGCCTACGGACTTCGACGTTACGACCTACGAATACCTGAACCCGGATCTTGTCACGTTTTACAACGAAATCAAGGACAACCCGAACGTCTATTCCGACTATTGGGGCCGGTCGATTACGGAAGTCCCGTCGCTTACGGAATTTCTGAAAGAGCATTATGTCCGCAGCGGGGCGAATGAGGGCCGGAAATACAAGCAGGACGCGGCGGCAAGCGAAGAGTCCGGCGGCGATTGGTCCGGCAGTTCTTCCAGTAGCGGCGGGGGCGGAGGCGGGGGCGGCACAAGTTACGGCATCAGGACCAGCAGCGGCCTTAGTTCCTATGAGGCTATGGTCAAGGAGATGCTTGCGAATGCGAAAAGCCCCGAACAGGAGGCGACAGAGAAGCAGGCGTTTGAGTATGCCAAACAGAGCCTTTCCTATGCGGCAAACGCTCTGACGGATCTGGAAGCGGCGCGTGCGGAAGGCGCGGCAACGGGGCAGTTGTCCGACGAAGAGAAGGCTTTATTTGATGAGATAGAATCAAACTCGCTGCAAATCCTAAAAGACGAGCTTGCGGAAGTCACGGCAGAAGACCTTGACGCGGCGATTGTCGATCTGGTCAACCGGGGCGTATTGAACGGAACGGTTGGCCGGAACATGATGAAGGAGATTGCCAGCGAGAACTTAAAAGCCTACTCCAACGCGGCGGCTTCCGTCATATCCAGCCTTGACACCAGCCAGCTCGGTTATATGCAAAACAAGGCGAACCAGTTTATCCAGCGCGAGGCGAACCTTCTGGGAATCGGGCAGAACGCATACGAAACGGCGGCGCAGAGCAATATCAGCAATCTTGCTTTGGGCCTCAATTCCGTTCTCGCCATTGCGGGACTTGCCAGCAATCAGGCCATTGCGGAGGCGCAGCTTGCGAGCGCATGGGACATTGCGAACCTCGAAGCGGAAACTTCATGGGATATTGCGAATCTCAACGCATCCACGTCCCTTGGCGTTGCGGGTCTATATGCGAATGCCGCAAATTGGCAGGCGCAGTTGTCGGCAAATACGAGCACCTACGGGATCGACATGAATGCGGCCACGGCATTGGCAGTCGCCGGGATGCAGGCTAATGCGGCGAATACGGCAAGTGCTTATAGTTTGTGGGGAGATTTTGCTAAAGGGTTAGGAACCGTTTTAGGGTCCAACTGGTTTGGCAACTGGTATAGCAACTTATAAGTTATAGGAGGCTGTCATGGCCACGTGGTCGAGTTATCACGGCTATCCCGTGTATCAGGGTGACGTTATATCGGATGTAGCGACGAGCCTCGTTACGGGATTCGACAAGCGGGAAGATGCGCGAAAGAAGGCAGAGGCGGAAGCGGCAAAGCTGGCCTTACAGGAACAGCAGAAGATGCGCGATATTGAAGTCGGGCAGATGGACAAGAACGCCGAAGCCGGGATGGCGACCGGATACAGCGGAAGAATCCCGTGGAATCTTGTTCAGGATGCCAATTCACGGGCTTTACGTTCGGCGCAAAAGAATGAGCAGGAGAAGCGCAAAACGGAATTGGACATCATAGGCAAGGAGATTGAAAATAAAAAAGCGAAATCAGATGCCTTTGATTCCGGATGGAAGAAAGCGAACGAAGCTCTCCAAGGATTGACGAAAACCGAGAAACTTCTTGCCGTAAACGACGCTATCACTGGCGGTTCACAGTCTGCTGAATTTCAGCAAAGCATGGCGCAGAGCGTCGAATACATTGCAAAGGAAACCGGCGTCCCGAAATCCGTTCTCACGGCATTGCAGACGGGGCAGAAGGCCGAAGATGTCTATACGGCATACAAACTGAATGAAATCACCGATTGGGACAAGGAAGCCCAAAAGTGTGTCGAGGCAAAGGATTACAGCGGACTGGTAAAGGTTCTGGCAAAGAAGCAGGATACGATTGTTAAACTGGCAATCAACGGCAAGATGGACCCCACGATTGTCAAAAAGATGTATGACGATGCGGAATCCTTCAAAAAAGATACCCTGAAAACCATGATGTCCCCGGAGAAAGTGACACCGGGGCAGACGAAGGAACAACTGATTGCGGATAAAGCGGCGGGGAAAAAGCTGACTCCGGCACAGGAAGGGGTTTACAGGGATATTATTCCTCAAAAGCCGGTTGAAAAACCCGAAAAGCCGGAATACACCCCCAAGCAGGCACTTTCCCGTATTTCGACGATTGACGCCACCATTGCAAGGTTGCAATCATCCGGTAAATTCGACACCGCAATGGCGATACAAAACCCGCAATTAGCGGCATTGCTTGAATCCAAAGACCCGGAAGCCATCACACAGGCGATCGACTCCCTGAAAACGGAACGCGACTATGTGTCACAATTTGCTCCGAAAGGGGCGATAAAGCCGTTAAAGGATGCGGGAACGGATAAGGGCGGGAAGCCACAGATACAAACGTCCTACAAGACGGCAGACGAAGTAAGGGATGCGTATCGGAACAAGAAGATCACGAAGGAAGCGGCGGCGAAGATCCTCCAATCAAATTTCGGCTATAAATGATGGATGCGTTACAGTTTTTAGAATCCGAACCGAGGAAAGAAAGCGCGATTGCGTTCCTTGAGTCTAAGGAAAGCGAGAGCGCGGAGGAATTTCTTTCTGAACGCACCACAAAGGACAAGGTGCTTGATTTTATCACGATGGGCCATATCGGGGGGGAATACGGCCCGGAAAAGGAAGTCGAGTTCACGCCGGAAGGGAAGATGATTCGCCGGGAAGTTCCTACGGGCGATCCCGGTTTCTTCCAAGACCCTATCTCTGCGCTTGCTATGGGGGGTGTTGCAGGGGCAAAAGCGGCAGGGGGATTGGTAAGCAAGGGGCTGGTTGCGGGACGCGAGGCGTTGGGATGGATCACCGGCGGCGGTTCGGAAGTTCCAGCATTGGCGAAGGCCGGGGCAAAGGGAGTGGCAAAAGCCGTGTCCGCGAAACCGTTGGCGGAAGCCTCTGCTAAACGGCAGACGAAGGGCGTCATGGAAAGCATTACGCCAGAGGCGAAGGTGTCTGCTGAAGCCGCTACGGGAACAGCGGGGAAGGCCGCTCCGAAGGCAACCGTGAGTGCGGAGGAATTTCTGACAAAAGGCGATGAGGTTGTTTCACCGGAAAAGCCTGTTTCAGCATCCGCTGAAAAAGCCACAACGAACATGGCGCCGACAGGCGGCCTCGACCTTCTCGCAAAAGAGCAAGCGGCACAGAGACAGGCGGGGAAGGTCGGCCTTGATATAGGCAAAAAAGAAACAAAGCCGGCATACACCTTTGCGGAACCGGAAACGGAAAAGCTGTTCCAATCCGCAAAGGGTATAAAGCCGGATACCATCGGCACGAAAATAAAGGTCGTGGCAACCGAAATCGGCCACAGGTTCACCCGCGACTTTGAACATCTTGCCAACAAAAAGGAAAACGCTCAACTCGTTTTCGACTTGAAACGGCTTGAAAAGCAGAAAGATGTTGTCGCGGACAGGACCACACGAAACATAGGCGAAACGCTCTCCGGCCTCAACAGGGCGGAATATGACCTGTTCAATCGCAAGGTGGTTCTGGATGACCTTGTATCCGACTACAATCGCGGCCTGTATGCGAATGAAAAGGAATTGCCGTTCAAGTTCACGCCGGATTCCCTAACCGCCGAAAAGGGAAAACTGGATGCGTTGATCCAGGCCAACCCCAAAATAGCGCAGGCGTTGGAGAAGCGAACGGCGATGTGGGAGCAAGTCAAAGCCGAATACATCGAGGCCATGAAGCCTTACAAGTCCAATGTCGAGGATATGTTCAGAGAGAACTATTATCGGCATCAAGTGTTGGATTACGTCGAGAGTAACGGGATTTTCGGAACCGGGAAGAGGTTGCGTGCCCCGCAAAAGGGATACATGAAGGGTCGGGAGGGTGCAGCCAATCTCTACAATACCGACTACCTCGAAGCAGAGCACCAGATCATGGCGCAGATGCTTCACGATGCGGAAACGGCAAAGACGCTGACGAAGATCAAGGCGGGCGAAGATATAGCGGAAAAGATTAAAGCACAGGCGAAAGAAGCGGGGGTTGACGATTGGCATAAGGCCATACCCGAAGGATACACGACATGGCAACCGAAAGAGGGGAGCGTGTTCCATCCCGTCCTCACGGTAGATGAGAAAACCGCAGCCAAGATCATGGAGGGCGACATTGATGAAATTCTCGGCAGTGGGACGGATATATTCAGGGAAGCCATTGCAGTAGGCGGGAAGCGGAAGGAATGGGTCGTCAGGCAGGAAGTGGCGGATACGCTGAATAACCTTACAAGGGAACGCTCAACGGGAATGCTTTCCACACTTGACAAGAAAATTATGACGGGGTGGAAGAAATGGCAACTAATTCAGCCCCGAAGGTATTTCAAATACAATACCCGCAACCTCACGGGCGACGCGGAAGCGACCTTTTTGGGCAACGCATCCGGGTTCCGAAAAGTCCCGCAAGCTGTTAAGGAATTAGGGGATGTATATTTCGGCATGAAGCCCATGACGGAAGACATGGCAAAGTGGTTTGAACGCGGCGGGATGTCCTCCACATTGCAAGCACAGGAGATGGATTCGCTTAAACCGATGTGGATGTTCTCCCGACTTTATGAGCAAAGGGGTGGATCTGCGAATCTATTTAAGAAGTATTGGCAGATTGCGCGATACACGACCGACTTCCGCGAATCCATTTTGCGGTATGCGAACTTTCTGGATTTTAAGGAACAGCTTGTTAAAAACGGCGGCAATCCTCTGAAATACGGAGCGTCGAAGCCGGAGATGATAAATAGTTTGCGGGATATTGACGACAAAGCGTTCTGGTTGTCCAATGACTTGCTCGGCGCGTATGACCGCGTTTCCGTTGCGGGTCAGACCATTCGGGAAAGGGCAATCCCGTTCTGGTCATGGCAGGAAGTCAATTTTAAGCGATATATCCAGTTATTCAAAAATGCGGCCAACGACGGGGAGCTATCCACAACCATCGGCAAGAAACTCGGAGCAACCACCATCACCGCTGCACGTAAAATAGGATCACTGGCAATCAAGATGTCGGCCTTCGCATCCATGCTTGCCGTCTATAACAACACTATGTTTCCCGAAGAGGAAAAGCAACTCCCGGTTGACGTAAGGACAAAGCCCCATATTATTCTCGGAAGGGATGAAAAGGGCGACATCCAATACTTTAACCGAATGGGAACGCTGGATGACTTTATTTCATGGTTCGGGCTGGACTATGCGCCACGCATCGTGGGGGAATACCTGAACGGCGACAAGACAATAAAAGAGGCATTACAGGATCAGGCGAAGAAAACGATGGAAGCCCCGGTGAACAAGGTCATCGGCGGCGGGGTTCCGTTCACAAAACTGACGGGAGAACTTTTGTCGCGTAAATCGGCTTTTCCCGACATCTTTAAGCCGGGAACCATCCGTGACCGATACCTCCATATTGCACGTTCTTTCGGCCTTGAAAATGAATATATCCTAATGGCCGGGAAGCCTTCTCGCGGCTACAAGGAATCCCTGAAGAACACGTTCATTTACACGATAAACCCCGGTGAATCGGCATATCGCACGGTATTCGACCTGAAGAATGACTTTCTGAAAAAGTTGGGCAAAACGTCCGAAGGTTTTTGGCTCACCCCGGCAGGCGATGCGCTATACAATATGAAATTGTCGATGAAATATGGAGACAAACAGGCATTCTCAAAATACTTTACGGAATATGTTTCCGTGGCGGCACAGCAGGGGCGGACAAAGGAACAGATCAAGCAGGGTATGACTGATTCCCTGAAGGCCATGCACCCGTTAAGCGGCCTGAACAAGCAGGAGCAGGCGATATTTACAAACGGGTTGAATAAGGAAAATCAGGATACGCTCATTCAGGCGATCCAGTTTTACAATGAGGTTTTATCAGGGGGAAAATTGCAATGACCACAACCTATTACGACAAGTTGTTTGGGCGGATCATCTTGGCGAACTGTGAAATCTTCTATTGCGACAACGTAGATTATTACTGCGACGGCTCGGATGTCCTCTACGATGAGGTCGCCACGGAATAGATAGAACGACATAGACTGAGCACTATTTAAGGCCGGTATTTTCCCACAAGGGGTTACCGGCTTTTTTATTTGGGAGGCAGGGCAATGGCAATCACCCCGATAGTATTCACAGGCGCGACGAAGGACACGATCAAGTCGGCGTTCCAGAAATGCAACAACATGGCGACGGACTACGCGGCGGCAACATCCGGCAAGGGCGCGTCGCTGATCGGCGTTTACGATTCCGCCGACAATATGGCTGCAACGAACGTGGAGGATGCGCTTGCCGAAATCTATACGGATGTATCCAGCGCGAGGACGATGGCGCAGATATTCAGCACGAAAGCATCCACGACAACGGGTCTGACATGGGGTTATTACGGCGGCAATATCCGAACGGATAACGAAGTGACGACAGTAGAGGACGGCACGGTTACGCTCACGGATGATGCGACGAATTACGTTGAAGTCGCGGCGGACGGCAGTGTGTATGCCTCCGCAACGTCGTTCACGTCCGAAAGAATCCCGCTGTGGATCATCGTATGCGCCGACGGGGAGCAGACAACTTATACGGACATGAGGGCCTGGTTTCCGACATGGCCGGATGATTCCGTGTCCCTGCTGGTCAGCGGCCTGAAGGTGATCCGCAACACGACGAGTGTAAACTGCCTTGAGATATTCGAGTCGTCCACGGGCGTTGCGCCGACGGCAAACACGCCGATCAAGGTGCATATCCCGAACGGGACAGGATACACAATGCGGACCAGGGATCAGGCTGAGTTAAGCGGGGAAGCGGCATTCACGCTTGCGGATGCCACGGGCTATTGGGGGTATGCGAGCGCGAACGGGTCCAGTTATCCCGCCTTCGTTTATGCGATCTGGTCAGCTTCGGATGAGTGCATTGTGTGGGGGTTGAGCAATGTGGGGGATTTGACGCTTTGTCCGACGGGGGAAACGGAAACGGCAAGCGGCTATATGCTTTTAGAGGACAGCAGCACTTATACCCGAACAGGAACCGACTTTTGCGTCGCCGTGGCGAAGGTGGAGTTTGAATACGATACGGGCGATACGCCGGATTATACCTTTGCAACATCCGCATCCGGCAAAAATATCATTATCTACGGGTCGGAATTTTCTGTTCTCAAATCCCCCAAAATCATGGGCGCATCGGCTTATGGACTCTCGGACGGCGCGACGATTGCTGTGGATTGGACCAACGGCACGACCCAATATGTCACGCTTGCGGGTGAGAACAGGACGGTGACATTCTCCCATCCCATTTCCGGGCAGGTGTATCGAATCATACTCATCCAGGATGAAACGGGCAACCGGACCATCGAGACATGGCCGACGATTTACTGGTCCGGCGGGCGTGCCCCGACGTTGAGCACGGCCGGGAACTCCATCGACATTGTGACCCTATTATACATAGGAACAACGTATTACGGCGATTTTGCGAAGAACTTTGCGGTTCCCGCGTAAGGAGAATAACAAATGGCAACCGTAACGCTCAGACCGAACAGCGACGCATCCCCGAATTTAGGAACGCCTTCGTCCGGATCGGACCATTACAAAATGGTCAATGATGCGAGTGACAGCACAAATCTTTATCATAATTTACCAGAACAGGGAGAGCTCTTCACGTTTGCCGAAACTGCCGTAACGGGAACGATCAACACCGTAACCTTTCATTACCGTGGCGCGCGAGCTTCGACGGGCACGGCGAAATTTCTGCTTGATTCCGAGTCCCTCGAAAGCCTTACGGCCTATACGATATGGTCAGACATCGGAGTGGGTTAC